GAGCAGATGTGCCATAATCATTTATAGCATAGACTCTAGCTGTATAAGTTGTACTATTAGTTAAACCAGTTATAGTTATAGGTGAAGAACTCCCTGTAGCACCAATACCATCATCTGTTGTAGCTACAAATGCTGTAATAGCATCATCACCAACATCACTAGGAGCAGTAAAAGCTACACTTACTTGTGCATTACCTGCAGTAGGTGTAACTGCAGTAGGTGGGTCTGGAGCTTGCAAGCCCCTGTGACCTATAAAGCCGCCTGTACGTCTTGGCATTAATGTTTTCCTTAGTCTACTAGAAGTTCGTAACTAACCAAGTATGTTAAATCACTGTTTGCAGAAGCTGTAACTGCAAGCAAGTCTGTTTCATCCAAGTAAAAACCGTTATCTTTACCTACAACAACTAAAGATGAGTCAGCAGGTACGGATATGGTACTAGCTATTTTTACATAGTTAGATCCGTTGTCTGTACTTACTTCTACTGTAATATCAGCAGCATTTGTACCATCTATGTTTGCAATAATAAGTGAGTTTATTTTTGCACAGTTTTCTGCAGGTACATCAACAATGTCTGCTCTACTTGTTGTAACCGCACCAACTGCTACCTTTGGAGTAATAGTTGCTACATTAATTATATTTGGGGTTGCCATTTACTTTACCTTTCTATCCAAATACTATTGCCATAGCAATGGCAAATCCTTTAGTGGCAGCACTACCACTTGCGTAAGTCTTAATATCTGATGCAGGAATTGTTTTCATTGTTCCGTTATCATTTACTATAAAACCATCAGCATCTGCTAATGTTATTGAACCACCAACAGAGGTATCACCATCTAGTAAATTTAACTCTGATGCAGTTGCTGTAGCACCATCAAGTATATTTAACTCTGCTGCTGTAGAAGTTACACCATCAAGTATGTTTAATTCAGCAGCAGTAGAAGTTATAGCAGTTCCGTTTATTGCTAGTTTATCTGTAACAACGTTAAATGTTCCATTGTCTTCAATTCTAGCTACCTCTGTTCCATCTCTTTGTTGAAAGATAAGATCTTTAGCATCTACAACAGGTCTAATAATTACGTCACTAGATGAGTTAGTAATCCTAAGTATTTCAGTTCCATCATCTTGAAACTTAAAGTCACCACCATCTGCGTCTAGGATAATATCTCCTGCAACATCTACTGTCAAGTCTCCAGAACTAAGATCAATCTCTGTTCCATCAATAGTAATATTGTCTGCAACCAGACCACCATTAGCAGTAAGTTTGTCTACCTGTAGATCCTCATGGCTAGAGCCTAATTTTAACTCAAACTTTGGTCCTGAAGTATTATAGGTAAATGTAGCATCATCACCACTACCACCCTCTATTGTAATACCTGCACCGTTGATTACAGCAGATGTGCTGTTGCCACTGTCAAGAACAATGTTGTGATCGTTAAGGTTTACAGTGGTGGAGTTTACCGTAGTAGTTGTACCCGATACGGTCAAGTCACCTGTAACTGTAAGGTTGTCTGCTACTGTAACCTCTGAGGTACTGTGCCCTAGTGTAATAGCTGTGCCAGATATACCTGTACCAATAGAGACAGACTCACTGCTGTTAGCTGTGTCAATTATAAGATAGGCATCTGAGCCTTGTTTAATTGTAAATGCAGTAGCTGAGTTATCAGATACAGCTACGTTAATATCTGTGGCATCAGCACTGATAGAGTCTAGAGCAATGTCACCAACGTTAGTAATGTTGTTATCACCAAAGCTAGTAGCACCCATTGTTTTATTTGTAAGTGTTTGTGTTGCTGTCGTACCAACAATCTCTTGATCACCACCAGGAGGTAGAGTTAATACATTAGTAACAGAAGCTGAGTGTGGTTGTGACTTAACTGTTTGACCATGAGAGTTAGACTCACAGTTAAATACAACAGTTCCAGGGTTATTGTTACCCTTTACAACTACTTTACCTGTGCCGTTAGGTGCTAGGTCAATATCAGCATTTGATGTAGTAACAATATCGTTACCGTTCATATCAAGATTGCCACCTAACTGTGGAGTGCTATCCTCTACTACGTTAGATATGGCTGAACCAGACGCAGCAAGACCAGAAACTATGGTGCTACGTGTGATCTTTTTAAGACCGCCACCAGATGTATCTACAGCAAGAAACACGTCATCGTTAGCGACTGTACTAATCTCAGATAAATCACCCACAGCCGTAGGATTAAAGTTTGTACCATCTGCTACAAGTATGTGTCCTGAAGTATTTGTACCCATAGTAAGATCATCACCACCAATAGTGAGGTCACCTGTAAGTGTGAGGTTTCTTATACCAGTGTAGTCTTTGTTAGCATCTAACACAACTGCTTTAGATGCAATAGCTGTACCTGTACCTGTAGAACCTAAATCAAGAGCGTTAAGCTCACCTACAACTGCTGTAACACCATCTAAAGTATTTAGCTCTGCTGCAGTAGCAGTAACACCATCCATAATGTTAAGTTCAGCAGCAGTTGCTGTGATAGCTGTACCGTTAAAGTTTATTGCATCTGCATGAAGTGTACCGTCAAAGTAACCATCTTTAAACTCAAAAGAGCTAGAACCTAAATCAACATCGTCATCTGTTGTAGGAAGTATTGATCCATTGTTAAATGTTACTTGTGTCTCACCACCTGCAGTAATTGTAATTACATCAGAACCACTAAATGCTATACTTGTATTTGAGTCAGCATCACCTGCAATGCTATCTAGCTGCACTGCACCTACGTTTGATAAGGCAGCATCACCAAAGTCTACAGCACCTGCAACTGTAAGTGTTCCTGATACATCTACGTTACCATTTATATCAACAGTAGTAGCAGCAATCTGTATTTCTGTATCTGCAACAAGATCAAGCTGACCATCAGCACTAGAGTTAATATAAATAGCTGTATCACGAAACTGTAACTTTTCGTCAGAGGCTATAAGAATGTCATCAGAAAACTCAAAGTAGTCTTCGTCTTCCATCCATTTAAAAACACCATCGTTACTTTCACCATCAAAGGTTACTGTAATATCAGTACCTGCTGTGGCATCACCAATAGTGATGTTAGTTCCTAACAGTTTAGTGATAGGACCACCCTCTGCAGCCGTACCATCGTGAGTGTGTCCTGTGCTTGCTGCAAATGCAGCTAAGAGTTGATCATATTCATTGTTGAACAGATCAGCAGTAATAACATCACCGTCTGTAAAACTAGATTGTCTCGTGTATGTATTACCCATCTAACGTCTTGCTCCTACTTGATATTCTAATTGAAACCCTTTTAGGGAGTATGGTGCTGTTTCCCCACCGTCATTAATTCTTAACGCAACAGAAAAACCTGATCCTTCTACTGATTGTCTTACAAGAGGCTGTGAAGGACCACCAAAAACAAATTGCACTGCACCTCCGCTAGTACTAAAAGTAGCTGAACCAAATAAAGCAGCTACGTCTGAGGTATCTAAAGCATAAGGGGCAGGTCTTGCTGAGTCTGTAGATTCATTATCATATAACAGTAACAAATCTGCATCAATAGCTGACTCAGGTTTGTAGTTAAGGATAACTCTTTGCATGTGTTTTCTAACACCAGTATCTCCAAAACTTAAATCTGGACTTCTATATCTCCCTAGTATTGATGTTCCATCAAAGGTATTACCTCTTTCTTGTCTATGTACATATCCTGAAAAATCACCATGTATAACTCTAACATCTCCATCAACAACTAAAGTATCTGTGGCTGAAGGTTTTACTCCACGTATTTCAGAAAACTCAAACTTATCTGCTCTCCTAACACAAATAATACCTTTTGTTATTTTTTCACCTTGACCTACTTTTGAAAAGAATATTCTGTATTGTGTTTTGTCTGGTATAACTACACTTTCAAACACTGTAGAATCTTTAATGTTAGCATCAAAGATAGACTGCACATTTTGTGTAATAGCACCAAGAGCCGTATCACCAATCCTTGCAGTAGCAGCAACAGTTCTGAGTCCATCAGGCCCAAGAAATAACAAGTCACCTGCAAATTCTTGTATAGTGTCTTTATTAACACAACCAATATCTCTAGTAACTGGCTGTATAGCAAAGTCACTGAGAGTAGATCCTGTCATTTTAAATATTCTGTTTTCGCAAAATATAAACAGTGCATCCCTAAATACTTTTAATCCAACAATGTTATCGTCTACTTTAATAGTACCTGCACCATCATTTGCAGTAAAACCATCTTCATCAAAGGGTTCACTAAACACTAAGGTTTGAGGTGTGCTAGACTTACCTGCATAGAACATGTGGTTTTTAAAAGCCACAACTATAGAGGAACCTGCTACAGAACTTTCACTAACGTCTGTCGCTGATAAAGAGGTGTTAAAAATAGTTGGAGCATTTGCACCGTCAACAACTATGATCTTTTCGTTACCATCAAAGTTGTATCTTTCAAAACTATACTTACCTGCACTTGTTCTTCCAGTATCTATTTCAGTCCAAGACTCTGATACGGCATCGTCAACAGCATGATCAGCAGCAGTTGTACTTGATGTAGCACGAGTTACACCTGTAAAAGTACTTGCTGTAACACCAGTATAAGTAAACAACTCATCGTTAATCTGCAGTGTGCCACTAGAAGAAAAACCTGTTGTTGAATCTACATTCAAAGTTCCAGATCCTGTCATACCTGTGCCAGATGCAACTTTATTTGTAAGCTCAGTAGATGCAGAGCTAAATATTTTTTCACCTCTAGCTGCTAGTATTTTGTCTGCAAAGTTAGCAACCATTAATATGTTTTCACCAGAGCTAGATGTTTGAGGAACTTGTTGATTTACGTATTTACGAAAACCGTTTATTCTCCTGTAACCACCCTCAATGTCAGGCTCAAAGTTTTCTAACTCTAATGCTTCACCTGGTTGCATTAAGAATGTAGAACGATTTAAAACTAAACCACCCTCACAGTTAAATGCCGCAGGTTGTGCTTGAGATAAATCTGGCATTAAGAAATTACTCCACCTGCAAAGTTAGCAGAACCTCTGGGGGCAATAATAACTGTAGATCTTACATACTCGTACTTGTTAATAAGTAGACTTTGCATATTTTTGATGCCCTGTTCAAACCTAGCAAAATTTAATTGGTACTGCTGTGTTTCACCCCGATACTGATACACAAAAGCAGTTGCACCATCTACGATTACAGGTGCAAATCTATCTGGAATACTTGTAGTATCTCCATGTGCTGACAAATCAGATGGAAATGTAAAGTAATCAAATATAAGTGTGTATTGTTTGTCTGGGTAAGGATACAGTAAGTAGTTGTTGTCGGGAGTTCTAACTATATTTCTAGGAACACCACCACCGTCAAACTGCGTCACTGTAGTACCATTTGATATTGCTGCTGCTGTGGTGCTATTTGCACCTCTGGTACATCCTGTAAAATCATTACCTGATATACCTGTGTAAGTTATTTGTTCTCCACCTATATATAGAGTTCCTGTCGAGCTAAAATCTGTTGTAGATGCAACAGTTATTGTTGTTACGGCTGCAGATAATCCATCTGTTGCGTTGACAGTTGTTGTTGCAACATCATCCTCTTCATTAGGATAACCTTTTTCTATGTATTCGTTGTAGTTAAGAAGTGTTAAATTATTTCCTGCAGCATTAACATCATCATCTTTTTTAATTCTAGCAGTAGCGTAGTCTATTGATTTAG